AATTAAGTTACAAGAATGGCTAGAAAAAAACGCTCGCGGAGGCGGCCGCTATATTGAGCAGATATTATCTCACTTTGGAGTTAAAAGTTCAGATGCAAGACTGCAACGCCCAGAATATTTAGGCGGCGGAAAGTCTCCAGTTGTAATAAGTGAAGTTCTGGCATCCGCAGAAACTGGAACATCTGTTGATGTTGGAGATATGTATGGCCATGGTATATCAGTAGGAAATACAAATTCTTTTAATAAGTTTTTTGAGGAACATGGCTATATTATGGGAATTATATCCGTACTTCCCAGGACTGCTTATCAGCAAGGACTAGAAAGGCATTTCACGAAATTTGATAAATTCGACTATTATTTTCCAGAGTTTGCGAATCTCGGAGAACAAGAAGTAAAGATCAAGGAAATATATCTGGATTATGCCCGACCCACCGAATCTGATCCCGAAGATACATTCGGTTATCAATCCCGTTATGCTGAATATAAGTATAAAAGTGATAGTGTGCATGGAGATTTCAAAACATCTTTAGCATACTGGCATCTTGGAAGGATATTTTCTGCACCACCGAAATTAAATTCTAGTTTCGTGCATCTTTCGGATTCAGATTCAGGAGTTCATAGGATCCACACAGTTACAACACCCACAGTTCACAAACTGTATTGCCAGATATATAATAATGTTAAAGCAATTAGGCCGATGCCAAAATATGGAATTCCAATTCTTTAAACAATTATGATGATGTAATACAGTGTTACATAACCGGAAATAACTCGCAGAGTTATTCTGGTTATTAACACATTAAAAATAATTTATTATGAAAGAAAAAGAAGAAGAAGCAGTTAATGACTTTTATGATAATTCGTTAACTAGAATTGATCCGGATACTAAATTTGTAATAGAAAAAAATTCCGGATTGGTCCGCTGGATATACAAAAAGCATGCCGAAAATCAGGTTATAGGAAATCTAATGAAAATTTATGGCATACCGACAAACCGAATGAGAAAAAATAGTTACGGTGATATTCTTCTATTATAAAATTATTAAGAAAAATTAAAAATAATTTAAGTAAAAAAATAAGATTATGGAAATAAAAAAGCAAAAAGACCGTTACGCCGGTTATAAAGATGGCTACAAGTTGCCTGATGAATTTATGGAAAAAAATTCTGGCGAAATTATGACCCTGAAAAATGAAGCATTCAGCATTCGTGAATTACTAGAAAAATTCACTACAAACCAGTTCCCTAATGAAGTTGTTAAAAATGGTCAAGAAGTTGATATTGACCAGATCGATATCGATGATACGGATATTGATTCTCTCCATCGAGTTGACGTGACTCTACTTGAAGAACACGCAGCCAATGTGCAGGCTGCTGTTATCGCGTCAAAAAAGAGTACGAAGAAAGCGGTTGAAGAGGACGCACCAGCGGAGCGAAGCGAAGCAGGTAAGGACGATGAATAAGCTTTCTCAGTGACTTTTTTGACGCACCGCAGCGAAGCGCAGCGAAGCGAGGACTTAGCACTATACTATTCTTGATATATTAGTGCTAATTGACAGGTCGCTGAAAGCGAGCTATCTATAGGGCGCCGAAGGCGACCTCAGAACTTTCAAAAAAATATTGTTTTTTTTGAAAAAATAAGCATATTGCATCATGAAAAAACAACCTGATCAACTAGAGTTCCCGTGGTGGAATAAAATGAAAAAAAAAAGTTCTATTATTAACCAATTAAACACTAAAGACTATGAAAAACGTCGATCCTATTCTGCTAATTACGATTATTCTAGGAGTTTACGAGGTATTAGCGAGAAGCATCCCAAAACTCGGTAATTATGCACCTCTTCAGTGGATTATTAAGTTTCTTTACTGGCTGAGTGAAAACCTTACCCGTAAAAAGAAATAGCTATGCCAATCGGAGGTATAATATCAGGATTGGGTAATGTTGCCGCTACTGCGATGACTAATCGGGCTAACAGGCAGTTGGCTGAATATGCTTACTCAAAGGACCTAGAAATGTGGAACAGGCAGAACGAGTATAATAGTCCACAAGCTCAAATGGATAGATTACAAGCAGCGGGATTAAATCCCGCTATGATGTACGGTCAGGGTTCACAAGCCGCTGGCCAGGCAAAAGAAATGCCAAGATATAATGCTCCTACTATGGACTATACGGCTGCAGTTCCAATGATAGCGCAAACGCTTAGTACGTTTCAGGACATAAAAGTGAAACAAGCACAAGAAAAATCGATTCTTGCAGATGTTGAATTTAAAACTGGATCATTGGAGAGTAGAATAAGAACTGCATTTCATAATTCATACATTAAGGCATCAGAGGATGAAATAAAAACGATTGCAGCAGCTTTGGAAAATGCGCTTTGGCATAATTTGGAATCACCTAGCGGTCGCGAGCCAGTTCAGGTAGCTCAGAGAAAAGCCCAGCTGGGCATATCGCAAGCAGCTGTAGGAAGAACAAAGGCTGATGCTTTAATAAGAAATATTGAGGCTGATTTGTATGAACAGTTGAGAAAGTTAGGTGCTGGCACAAGTGTTGCAAAGCTCCTTGTACCTATTTTACAATCATTAATAATTAAAAAGTAGAAATTATGGCAAAAAGAAGAAGAAGAGGATTAAGAAGATCTCGACCTTTTAAGTTTCGCAGACGTAAACGTGGCAGAATACAAAGAAAGTATTATGTTTCACGTGGTGGAATAAGGCTATGAGGTGTTTTTCTCCATTAAGTATAGTTAGACCTGGTGCGACAAAAAACGCCGATAGGATTACTGTACCTTGTGGAAAATGTGCTGCTTGTTTGCAGAACAGAAGATCAGCCTGGTCATTCAGACTATACGAGGAGCTAAGGGCTTCTACTTTTAGCTCCTTTGTAACTCTTACTTATGATGAAAACAATTTACCAAATCCCCCCTTCCTGCGAAAACACGATTTAACGCTATTTTTAAAGCGTTTAAGAGAACATCAGGTAAGAAAGGTAATATTACCTCACTCTGGCGCGAAAGTGTCTAAAATCAAATATTATGCAGTCGGAGAGTATGGTGGTAGATTTGGTAGGCCGCATTATCATATTATACTATTCAATTGTTCACCAGGAATTGATATTCAAAAAATTTGGAACAAAGGAATGGTACATATTGGAAAGGTTACAAGTGCTTCAATACATTATGTTACTGGTTATGTAATAAATGATAGTGATGAGCTGGATATACCTAAAAATGTGCGAGAGTTTTCAGTTATGAGTAAAAATCTCGGAATTAGTTATCTTGACAATTACAAATGGAATAAAAAGGAGTTGCGTGATTATGTAATATCTAAATCAGGTCACAGACAAAACCTACCGAGGTATTACAGAGATAAAATATTTAATGTTGTTGAAAAGATAGGTTTTGTAAATGAAAAACAGAAGTATGCTGATGAACTTTGGTTCAAAGAAATTGAAAACGAAAACTATTTTGTTGAACAGATAGCGAAAAATAATGATTATGCAAGAAGAATCAGGAAAAAGAAAAATGATTCAAATAGAATTAAAACTATTTGATAAAGAAAAGCTTTTGGAAGGTAGTGTAAAATTCATTCTAGAAGGTGGAACAACTAAGGAAAAGGCCGACATGCTTATGAATGCATGGAATTATGATAATCATGGGAAATATTTATATTTCATTAGTAAAATTAGTATAGTAGAAAATTCAACAAAAAAACAGTTATTATGAAAAGAGGTTCATTGTTTAATGTGTTTCCGGTAAGGAAACCAAAAGGTAATTTATTTGATCTTTCACACGAAAGAAAAATGTCTTTTAATATGGGATCTTTAGTCCCTATGTATGTACAAGATGTTGTTCCTGGCGATCGCTTTAAGGTCCGTTCAGAAGTTCTTATGCGGTTAGCTCCTATGTTAGCACCGGTAATGCACAGAGTTAACGTCTTTGTTCATTTCTTCTTTGTCCCAAACCGTTTACTTTGGGATAACTGGGAGGATTTTATTACAGGTGGTGCCGATGGAACGGCAAATCCTGTTTTCCCGAATTATCCAATAACCAATGCAAATAAAGCACTTTTCGCAAGAGGGACACTTGCTGATTATCTAGGAATTCCTGACCCGTCAAGTTTTACGGTTCACACAAGTGGAGTACCTGTAAGCAAATTGCCATTTCGTGCTTATCAGTTAATTTACAACGAATATTACAGAGACCCGAATCTCGATGTAGAGATTCCAATTTTAAAAACAGATGGTCATGCATCAGAAGGCGGGATATTAACTTTAAGGTCAAGATGCTGGGAAAAAGACTATTTTACTAGCGCTCTACCATGGAGCCAAAGAGGAGGAGATGTTAATCTCCCTGTTACTGGTGAAATTAATTTTATTCCGGTAGATAAAAGTCCGGCCACAGCTACATTAAGTGCTGGTGGTGTTCCCGCGCAAGGAGACATACAGTTGATGAGTGGTGGAGTATTAGATGCAAACGGTCAAGCAATAAACCTGCAGACGGTGAAAGCTGAGGATTATGATCTTACCAACGTTAGAATAACAATCAATGATGTTCGTACATCAATTAAGTTACAA